GACTCACCTACCTATATCCATTCTCAGTGCCGATCCTCTCCTTCAGCATCTGCTCGTAGTGGTCGCGGAGCTCGTTCGCCGCGGCCAACTCACGCCGCAGTGTACGCATTTCCGCACGCATCTGCGCGATTTCCGAACTTGCGTCCGCGTTGATGAACGACTGCACGCGCTCCCAGATGCGCCGGCGCTGCTCGTCGGTCGGCTCCGTGGTCGGCGTCAGGCCGCGTGAGTGCATCGCCTGCACCTGCTTCGCCAGTTCGATCACGTCGCGATGGTCTAGCACGTGAAGCCCCGAGCGGTCCCAACCATGCGCAAAGGTAGGTCACACGTCATCTCCTGGTTTGTGGCGGCACACGTGCTGGAGCGTTTCGAGCAGGCGCGCCTGGAACTCTTGTCGCTCGTTGCGGTCGAGCCGAAGCTCGAGCGTCATGCTGTTCAGCGTGGTCGCGGTCGCCTTCGATTCGACGCTCATGTAGTTGATGAGCGCCTTCGTCGCCTCGCGCTGATCCTGCCTCGCGCCGCGCACCCACCAAGTGAACAGCCCGAGCATGGAGACCAGCACGAAGCAGACGAACCCCACGATTCCCCACTCTTGGGGAATGTCGATGCCGTTCACCCCTTCGGCGGTCCCCGCCTGGAGGAAAACCACACCGCCCAGCCCGCAAAGCCTGCCAGTAGCGCCGCCTGAGCGATGACGGCGACCACATCGGGCCAACCCATGAGAAACACGACTGCACCCCTGTGCGATTTTCACACACCGTTGCACAGTCAACCGCCACCGTTCGGTGTACGTCCGTCGTACATCGATCACGGCCACCTCCATGCCCAGGCAAAGATGCACACGACAGCCGAGACGAAGCCCGCGACGAACCACCGCATAGGGCTATGGTCAGGGGCGCTAGGCGAGACGCCACCGGTTAATGGCCGCCAGAGCGCGTGAGGTCGCCTTCCTGCGGCGTGCGAGCAGGAAGGCGGTCGCCGTATCGTAGGCGCCCTGTGAGGTCGGCAGGCCCGCGTCGGCGGCCACCTGCTGCCACTCGCTCAGCCCGCCCGCCACGATGTCCGCGTGGAAGTCGCGGATGAGCGCCCATGTCGCGAGCGCGTCGAGCGCGGCCTCACGATGCTTCACCGGCTGCGGCTGGTGGCGTTCGGCGTACCGCTCCCGCAGGTTCCCGGCATCGTCGCGGATCTCCACCATGATCGTGCCATCGGCCTCGGTCACCGTCGTCGCTGTCAGTGGCATCGCATCAGCTCCATGTCACGAGATAGTCGTGAATGTTGATCTGGCCGCTTCCGGCGCCACCCGATCCGACACAGAACGACAGCGACCGGTCGGGGCGGTTGGTCGTCTTTGTGATGGTCGAGACGCCGTCGACGTACAGCGTGAGGCTGGCCGAAGTCCAGACGACCTTGAACACGTGCCAGTTGCCGTCACCCGTGCCGCCGCTCGACTGGCTCGTGGTCGAACCGTCCGACGTGCCGAGTTCCCATGCGGTCGTGTTTCGGAGCACCTGTATCGAATGATTCCCGGCGGTAAAGTTCGTGCTGTTGCTGAGCCCGATGCCGAGCGTGTTGTAGTCGATGTTGTCGGGGAACTGGAGCGTCATCGTCAGCTCGAGCTGCGAAACCGTCGCGTTCTTTGGCGCATGGTCAGTCGCCGTTCCACCGTTGCCCGCGTAGTAGAACTGGGATTCCGGGTTGCTTGCTGTGCTCGACGCGATAAGCGCGGTGTAGCTGCGCTTGTTGGTCGAATCCCAGTTGCTGAACGTGGACGAGCCGGCCGGAATGTTCCACCAGTGCCCCGCCGAAGAGAACGACTTCAGCGCGCCGAAGTTGATGTAGTACCGGTCCGCGGGCGACCCCTGCACCGTACCTGCGTCCGCCATCGTCGGCACGACCGTCTCCACGTACCGCACCGCGCGCCGGGTGATGGGGTCGTACGTGTACGCCGCCTGCGGCTGCACCTGCGGGTTGATGACCGTCGCGTTGTTTCGAATCCCGCGCACCATCTCAAAGCCCCTCCCCATACGGGTCCGCGAACGTGGTAGAACCCGAGGCGTTCAGCGCATAAAACCCGACCTTGGTTCCTGTCGTGAGCGACGAATCGGTCGTATCGACTTTCAGCACGCGGTCCACCCACACCCGAATACGGTTCGACTGAATCATTCCGCGCAGGTCGTGAGAAGAACCGACCGTGAAGCTCACCGTGGACAGCGCAGTCGTCACCCCGGCGACGACCTTGTCGAGCACCAGTTGGTTAGTGTCCTTCTTTAGGTACGCCCGGTAGGTGTTGGAGGAACTTTGGAACCGGAGCGTCAGCCCGACCTCGTCCGTGGCCGCGATGCTAGCCAAATCGACCTCGAACACTTGGTCCGTCGCGCCAGTGCCAAGGTCTAGGTTCGGGTACTGCGCGGTATTGCTGTTCGCCCGCGCCTTGTTCGATGTGATGTCGAAGTTGCCATCATCTGCCCACACGTCCCCCGAGAACGCCGTCCCGAGGTCGCCCGAGGCGTTCGCCCGCCCGAAGTCGTCGTAGACGAGTTTGTCTAGGCGCCTGAACATATAAGACGGCAGCAGTTCCACCTCGCACACCCACGTGCGGCCTGCCATCCCCGGCGGGACCTGGTGCTTGATGCGCTCGACGTAGTACCAGTCGTTCGAGTACGACGTGTTTGTGCTGGCCGTGTCCTTGTACTTGATGAGGTCGCCGATTTCGAGGCCGAGCATGCTGGCCCGCTCAGAGTCATTTCGCGCTGTGAACGAGAGCTTGAGGCGGTACGGCTCGTACCGCCACGTCCGCAGCAGGTGGATCGCGTAGTCGCGCGTCGGCTGGCTGTCGTCCGCGAACGGCAGGAACACCTGCACGCCGCGCTGGACTTTGTCGCCGCTGATGGACTTGGTGGCGCGGTAGGCCGGCCGGTCCGGGGCGATGTTGTGCGCGAGGCCGCGAATCTGGAAGTGGGTGACGTAGATGGTGTCGCTCGCGTGGTTGTTCACCAGTTCGAGCGAGAACCCGCCGCCCAATAGGGACGCCGTGACGCCGAGGCTGGACGTGCGGTCCGTGCCGGTGCCGTCGATGGCTGTGTTTGCCGTGTAGTCCGTCGTGGCGACGGGCGTGACGATGGACTCGACCGGGTTCGGAAACCCGAACGTCTCTTCGTAGCGGCCACCGGGCGCGAGGCTGATGCTGTCCGGCGTCGGGTTGTCGTACCGCCGCGTGAACGCGAAGATCACAACCTCGTCCACGTCTTCGCTCAGGATCTGCGCCTGCACCTCAGCCGACGTGATCACGTCGTTCTTGTCGATCAGCACCTCGACGGCGCGCGGGTAGATGCTGGTGCCATCGCCCCACGTGTCGTCCACCGTGGTGCCGTAGCGGGCCGTCCGCGGCTCACCCTGAATGACGCCCAGGCCATCCACGTACCACGAACCGCCGAGCTCCGATTGCAACACCTCGCCCATCGCTTCGAGCGCGTTCTGCGCGTGCACCCAATGCACCGGCAGGGACTGCGCCCCGGTGGGGAAGTTGTAGTCGCCACCTGTCAGGCCGACCGCCGTGGCAATGGCCGTGTAGGCTGCGTCAGTGGTCCGTGTGGCCACCGTCACATCGACGGGCTCGTAATCGGCCAGAACGCCCGCGAGGTCGGTGCATTCAAACGTACACGTGGGCACGCCACCGGCCTGAATGCCGGAGTACCGGTACGACATGATGTAGCCCGTGAACAGCGTGTACGTGACCGCGCTGTGCGTCGCCTGCACCTTGATGGGCACCAATGGTCGCATCTGGCCGTTACGGGCGCTGCTGCTGTTCTGGGGGGCGTACAGGCCGGTTGAGTCGCGCACCGTGATGGACACGCGCGCGGCTTGGTAGATGCCGTTGCGGTCCATGCCCCGGTCGATGAGGATTCCCTGCCCTGGGTTGTCGATCTGGTCCGTGATGTCGGTGTCGTACGACCCGTTGCGGTCCCAATCGACCGACACGCTCCACGTGATGTCGGCCATCAGTACATCGACCTGCTGAGATGCTTCTCGATGTCGTTCGCGAGCGCGCCCACGTCCTGCACGTAGCCCGTGGCGAACACCTGCACCGTCACACCCGTGCGCTGGTTCGACGTGCCGCCGACGTTGTAGAACGTGCCGCTACCGTTTACCGTCCCGGGGTCCGGCGAGCCGCCTACGCTGTTCCACGCGGCGTCTTTTGTGCGGCGGTCCATGGCGTTCCAGTCCGCGAAGGTGACTGCTGAGTCCGGCGCCTGGGATTTCCAGGACGCGTACTCTTCCTCGGGCGTGCGGAACCCGCCGTTGGCGCTCACGCCGCCCGCGCCGTTCCCGGCAGTGCTCGTGCCTGTGCCGCCGGTGGCCGCCGAGCCGACAGCGCCGGCTGCACGCGTCAGCTGTTCGAGTGCGGCCTGCGCCGTGATGACGCCGTTCGAAAGGTCGGTGAGGATACGGACGATTTCGAGCCGCATCTGCTCGCTGATGACCTTGACGTTCCCGAGAATCCCCATCAGGCCGGACTTCATCAATAGGTCAATGTTCTTGACCACATCGTCCGCGCCGATCTTCAGCAAGTCCGTCAGCTTCTTGATTTCCGTGCCCGCAACGACGGCTCCGGTGGCGAGGATGACGCGCCCACCGTCAAACACGGCTTTGATCTTCACGAACATGTCGTCGAGCGCCTTGATGGCCTCGGGCGTCTTTTCCGTGATGGCGCGTTGCAACGCCTGCATGAAATCGGTGGAGATGCGGGCGGCTTCGCCCTCGGGCAGCTTGTCTTTCAGCTGCTGGACGATGCCCTGGGCAGATGCGCCGATGGCCTGCATCGCCTTCGCGCCGCCCTTCTTCAGGCCCTCCTCGAGCTGTTCCATGAACCGCACGCCGATGCTGCCGATGCGGTCCTCTTCCTGCTGGTCTTTCTGCGCGCCCAGGAAGCCGGCGGTGAACGCGTCGATGGCGTTGGTGGCGCCTTCGCCCATCTTGGCGGCAATTTCCGTGAGCACCGCGTCGAGCGCGACGCCCGAGCCGGTAGCCAGTCCTTCCGCGATGGCTGCGGCCAGTCTGTCCCCAAGCTCCTGCGCATTCGGTAAGCCCGCCTCTTTGAGGTCGTCGATGATGCGCATCACCATGTCAGGCAGACCGCGCGCGGCGGCCGGGTTCGTAAGTGCTTCTTGAAACGTCAGTGCGAGCTTCGCGCCGGTTTCCCCGAAGGCGTCCTCTAGCTGCTGCTGTTGAAGGCTTTCCTTCCACGCAGCCGCGAACTCTTCGGCGGCAGTCTTCGCTACCTCCGCGACGCCGCCACCACCTCCTCCACCGCCCGAGCCAGAGCCGGACAGCGCCCCAGCCAGACCGGCCGTGAACGCGCGCCCGTTGACTGCGCCAGCGTTGCCGTAGTCGATAGGGCCTTGAATGTCGAGCGGGCCGATCGGGCCGTCGTACATCATGCGCGGGTCGCCGCCCCCGCCACCGTCCGTGGTGTTGAACTTGGGCAGCTGCACGTCGCCGATGAGGCCGACGCCGCCGAACCCGGGCAGCTTCGCGAGCGTGGAGTTGTACGCCCGCAGAATGAGGTTGAAGTAGGTGATCGCGTGATTCACAAGCGCTTCGAGCGCTTCCAGGCCGGCGTTGGCGAAATGGCGCCACGCGTTCGACCAGTCGCCGCGCATGACCGCCGCGAAGCCCCGGAACACCTCCTTGAGCCCGTCCATGATCGAACCGATGGACTCGCCCATGGCGCCGAACTTGTCCAGCGCCCCCCGCGCCTCGTCCCAATTGCGGATGAGGTAGACGGTCGCCGTAGTTAGCGCCAGCGCGGCCGGGATGATGAGGTTCAATCCGCCGGTCGCGATGGTCGTGGCAACTGCCAATGCGGCCATCGCCGTAGCCACGAGGCCGAGCGCGATCGCGAACGAGCGCACGAGTTCGTCTTTCTCGAACTGATCCATCAGCTTCGACAGCGGCCCGCGAAGGTCGTCCACGATTGCTGCCGCGCCTTCAAACGCCGGGCGCCACGAGTTCTTCAGTTCATCCACGGCCTTGGGCAGTTTATCCGCCAGCCACAGCGCCACGTCCGCCAATATCGGCAGAAGCGCCGTCCCGAGTTCGATCTGTATCGTTTCGATGGCACCCTGAAGCTGCTCCCAGGCGCCAGCTGCCCCGGCCGTGTTCGCAGCTGCAGCACGCGCTGCCGCGCCGGAGTCGTTGACAGCGGCGGTGTAGTCCTGCACCACGCCCTTGCCGGATTCCATGAGCAGTGTGGCGGCGCGCGTGGCGTCTGAGCCGAAGATGGTGGCGAGTGCGGCGTCGCGCTGCTGCTGCGTCAGCCCGCCCAGCTTCTCCTGCAGGATGCCCGCGAACTCGCTGATGCCGACGAAGGCGCCCGAAGAGTCGTAGGCAGCGATGCCCAATTCCGCCATGGCCGCGGCGGACTCCTTCGAAGGCGCGGCCAACTTCTGCAACATCGTCTTGAGGGACGTGCCCGCGTCAGAGCCGATGAGCGCGTTGTCCGCGAACAGCGACAGCACGCCGACTGTTTCCTCGAGCGACAAGCCCGCGTTGTTGGCCATGAGGCCCGCTTGCTGCATCGCTTGCCCGAGTTGGCCCACGTCCGCAGCAGACTTGTTCGCGCCGGCGGCGAGCACGTCGGCCACGTGCTCCACATCCGAGCCTGCGAGGCCGAAGATGTTCATCGCCTGGGCCGCGACGGTGGCAGCGTCCGCGAGGTCGATCTGGCCGGCCGCTGCGAGGCTCAGCGAGCCCGACAGCGCACCGCCGAGGATGTCGGCCACGGACACGCCAGCCCTCGCCAGTTCGGACTCGGCGGATGCAACCTCGGACGCTGAGAACTTGGTGCTCTTCCCGAGGTCGAGCGCGGCCTGCTTCAGCTTGTCCATCTGGGACGCCGAAGCGCCGGAGACCGCCCCGAGACGGTTCATCGCGGATTCGAAGTTGGCCGCGACCTTGATGGTGTCTACGATGCCGCCGGCGACCTTGGCGATACCCTGCGTCGCCAGTTGCCCCATCGCCGTGCCGAGCGCGACGGTGGAGGCTTTAAGTTGCGGCGTCAGTTCGTCTTTGCCGACGATCTTGACGCTGACGACGTTACCCGCCATTGTTCGCCCCTATCTCGGCAATGGAAACCAGCGAGAGCATGCGCAGCAGCGACACGTCCTCATTCAGCAGTTGGGACGGCAGGCAGCTGTAACGCTGGCACAGGCCGTCGATGGCTCGCGCCTGTTCGAGCTCTATGGGTGGACCGGTTGGCACGCCATGCTCGTTACAACCGGTCCACGCCCATAGCTCTAGGCGGCTCCTAAAGGGGCGGGGATGCCGGTGGCCGCCTCCGCCCACTTCCTGAACAGTTCGACGGTGAAGTCCATCGGCATTTCCAACAGGCCGTCCGCGTTTGCCGGCAGCTTGTCGCCGTCTTCGGTTTCGAAGTTCCAGCTGATGAGCAGCTTGTCCCCGAACATGCGCACGGTTTCCTCGGACGATTGCGCGTCCGAGCCGTCCATCGACTGGAACTGAAACAGCAGCTTCATCGGTGCTGACAGCCGCAACCGCACTTCCGCGCCTTCGTAGGGGGTTCCCTCGAAGGTGACGACGCCCTCTCTCTGCGGTACGCGCATCAGGCTAGCTCCACGTCGGTGCAGTGCCGTTCGCGAGCGAACCGGGCACGGCGAAAGTGAGCGAACCGTCAGCCGCTCGGGTGAGCGGGTAGTCCGTCAGCATCAGCTCCATCGTCATCGTCTGACCGGAGTGCACGATCACGACGGTCCGGGACACGCTGGTCGTCGGAACCGTCTTG